CAATTAACTGCCGATGTTGAACCTATCAGAGAACCGGAGAAGTGTGTCGTTATCTCCAGGACAACTGGTAAGGCTAAGGCGCCAGATCCAGTTGAGGAGTTCGAGTACAACTTTGGCGTTGTTCCAACATCTCAGGGTAGTGGTCTCACCCCCGAGCAGAAAACCGTCAACTATCTGTTCGGCGACCCTTTCATCGGGGACCCCGTGAAATGGAACAAGGCTATAGAAAAGGAACGCGCCCGCTGGGAACGCCTGTCGGCTGACCCACGAAACAAGGCGTCCAATTCTGCTCGCGACCACCTACACAAGTGGTTCAACATCAGCTACTACAACATACCCGACGTCAACCCCCGCAAACCCGACCACCACCATAGGTTCATGACATACAAATATGAGATGGACGGTTCTGTACGGCAAGATAAGCTCATCCACCAAAAGTGGTTGAATGAGCAGGAGATCAAAGCACGCGAGGCTATGGCCATTAGAAGACAGAATGCGGCCAACGTGTCCCTCTACAAGGCCGGCAAAGTGCTGGCAGCCAGACGTCCACGCCTTAAGTTGATGAAGCAAGTGTTCAACAAGAGTGCCATTGGTGTCGACGACTTCGAAATCATGTTACCGAGGGGAAAGGGACTCCATTTATACAGATCAAGAAGACCCTGGATCGGCCAGCTAGAGTTAGCGAATCAACCGGGTGAGAGCCCGAATCATGATGACCTTTATCGCGAGCGGCGCTACATCGTGTCACTCTGGGCCACTGATTACTCGAGGAAGACGCATTGCGGCTTCAAGCAATGCCCTGAACACGCTGAGTTGGACGGCTCACAGAATCGCTGCAGCGAGGGCCATCTGTACAACGGCAAACCAGGCCTGACATGCCACGGCTGCGGCAAGCTCCCACCATCCGGCGGCGCCAATCTCAAGCCAGTCAAGAGCGGAGCTGTTTTCCACTACCACACAAGGCCGGTTGGTGAAATAAGTAGAACCCTCGCCGATGCTGAAAGGTTGAACAGGGCCTTCCCATCCTCAATAAGCGCCCGCCATAACAGGGAGATGCTCAAAGGCTTACATGATTGC